TCACGTCAACGTTTACCGTGACTGTGCCACTTGTACCGCCGCCTGAGAGTGCCGTGCCAGCAGTCACCCCAGTTATGTCGGCGGCCAAACTAGTAGCGACCCAAGCCGAGCCGTTGTAAAACCACAGAGAGTCAGCATCCTTCGTGAAAGCAAACTGTCCCTCCTGCGGCGAACTGATCGCAGAATCGCGAGCGCTTACCGTAGCGAAGACGAGAACGCCTTGCATCAGATAACCGTTCGTGTCCGCCGCTGTCAAAACGTCCCCGGAAACGAAGGTCTTGAACCCTAATCCTGCTGCCATAGTTGCTCCTAAAAAGCTAGAATACCTGAATCTAATTTGCCGTACTGACTGTCATTTAATATGAAGCCCTCGACTAGCGGCTCCGCTGTACTGAATGTCGTTAAAAACCTTGTGGTAGTTATTGTATGACTTATGCCTTGCACTGTCAGGTTTCTTGTAATTGACCCGCCGCCCGGTTGAGCACGAGTAACTTGAATCGGTTGAAAAAAGTCTGTGTTCAACGCTGCATTAACAGTAGCCGCAACGTTCGCCGTCGAGTCAATAGTTATTCCTTTAACTCGAAGATTCGCGTCTTTACGAGTTCCCAGAATTGCGTTCGCATAATCCAAAGCCACGGTGTCTGTTTGCATCAAAAGATTTGTTCGAGTAAACGAGCGCTCGAAGAATGTGGCGATGGAAGTCGCATCGGTAGCAACCTGAGCAGCCCCACCGATACGGGTGATACTGATCGAGTTAGCGAGAACCGAATCGTCAGTATTGAAATCTAAAGACACATACGGAATACCTGAACCGGTGTCATTAAAAACGGTCGGTGTAGTTGCTAGAGCGGAGATAGTACTGGAGCGGCTTTTGAAAGTTGCTTTACCGTCGGTGTCCATAAAGAACCCGCCGATTTCAGTCGCTGCGACCTGGCGTAATCTGGAAAGTGATGTTGTTGTGCCTCCGGGATCGGCTTGGCAAAGTGTGTCGCCAACATCGACGTTTCGGCTAGCAGTAGGCCAAGAAACAGTATCAAGAATTTTGTTGATCCTGGTGCCTGTGCTTTGGCCTGCCGCCTGCCCCGTAACGGTGGTTACGTTCGCGAGGTTCAAAATGCGTTCGCCGTCTACCGCCGCAATAGTTACATACGCTGCGTTGATGTCTTGCCGGTACGTGTAGTTCCATGACGCTATGTAGCCAGAGAACAAAGTTTTTTCGGTACCAGAATATGTGGCTGTGATAACTATCTGGATCATCGGCCTAATCTGATTGGCATACGCTCCGTTATCTGGGTCAAGAACTCCCGTGGTGTCGATCAAAGTTAAAGTAGCGTTACCGCCCTCAAACGTATCTAAGATCCTACTTCGCCCTCTGGTAGTGTTTATCGTTTGGATAAAACTAGTGATGTCTAACTCGCTTACAGCGGCGTCGGCTAGCACACCAGTATCCAACGGTGTTAATACTCCGTCAAGAATAAGAGGAGGGCCGAACGATGGGCCGGTAGCGAACCGGACAAGAGCTTTAACGACAGCAGCGGTAGCCATTAGTAAACGCCACTAGCGCTCGGTGCCCATTCTGTACCTGATTGCTGGTTCCTTAATGCGCCCTGTCGGATAACTTCAATCAAGTCATTTTCTGAAAGTATTGAACCTGCAACGTTAATCGTTAACCCGTCCATCGCTGCGCTCGGATTCACTCCGCTACGGCCATTACCCAACATACCCATAGACCCGGCATCAGCAAAAGCGAACCCTGCGCCCCTGGTTCTCATGGCGCTAGAATAATTGCCAGTATCTAAAGCATCTAAGCTTGCGAAATCTGTGGCCGTTGCTACCGCTAAACTCGTTGCCTCGGTTTGCATATTCATCGCTTTTTTGAACAAATCATCAGCAATCGAAGACGTGTCGCCAAGCCCAAACGCATTCCCTGCGCCGCCGACCATATCTAAGACCGCTGCGTGAGCCGCTGCGACTCCTGCTTTTCTTTCGATAATAGCTTGCGCTGATTTTTGTGTCGGCGTCAGTGACGCTTTCACAGCGTCTAGAACTTTACTATCGCTCACAGCAATCGGATCGTTAGGTGTGCCCTTCGGCATGACCGCCGCTGTGAACTCTTTACTCTTTAACAGTTCCGGAAGAGAACCGAGAGCGTCTAGGTGCTTAACATCGAAGATACCAACACCCGGATTCTGTCCAGGTGCGCTTTCGATAAAGGCCGTTATCTCTTTGATAAAACTTTCCATCGCTGCTGCTGATTCATCAGTCATCCCTGGCAAATCTTGGAGCACATCTTTAATTCCGAAAGCTAATTCTTCAGCGACTTGATGCGCCATTAACCCGGCTTCTTGACCTATAGCCGCCAATCCCAACTTCGCTGAATCGCGAGCCGCTAACGCCCCTTCAGCAGAAGCCGTCGCCCCAAGCAAGCCAGAGGCCGCCGCACCTTGAGCGCCCCCGAATGTTATCCCCGCCTGTATATCGCCAATCTTCGCACCGATCGAAGAAATCCCGGCGAGCGCTGTCGTGAACGAAGCGAAATCCGTTTCGCCCATCGCAAGCAAACCGGTTGCGGCCTCGTTGCCAGCGAACGCACCCAACCCAATGACCTGCGAGATGATGTCAGCCGGGAAGCCCTTCGTCTGTAAAGCTTTGAGGTTCCCTTCGAAAGCTGTGTATTGCTCCAGTAGTCGGTCTGCTTGAGCTTTCGCCCCGATATCTTCACCGAACTCAAACCCGAAAGCAGAAGCCGTTTTAGATGCTAGCGAAGCACGATCAGCAGCTAACTTATTGACTTTACTTTGGGCGCTCGCTTGGTTCTCTAACGCTTTCGTCAGACGATCTTCAGCGTTCTCTAACACCGCCGAAAGGTTGGCTCGTTTCTCAGCGATTTCGATAAGTAGCTCTTGGCCTTCAAGAGCTTTCATAAACGTAGAACGAAGCTCAGGAATCTGTGTCAAACCAGACTTAAACGCACTATCAAATAAATCTTTGAACGCTTTCTTAATATCGTCCGGCTCACCCAACATCGCTTTAACGAAAGAATCACCAATCGCCATACTTCCAATACCGATAGCAGAACTGACGAAACTATTGAAGATCTTTTCGGCTTCACGGACTGCCGCATCGTGAGCAGCTTGAGCGGCTTTAGCTGCGGCTTTAGCTGCGGCATTCGCCGCCTTCGTGGCCGCCGCACCGGCTGACGCATCCGCTTCTTTAGTCCCAACGAGTTCCATCGAAATTCTTCGTGAGATTGCTAACTGTTGATCAAGCATCGCCGAGTCGCCGCCTGGCATCATCGAACCGAGATCAATGATTGCGCTCATCGCATCATCTAACTGCTCATAAAGTCCAGTTGTGTCTAATGCCAAGGTAAAGAACAACGCTTTTCGGTCAGCAACTTCGATTAGTTCTTGCCAAGTTGCACCAACTTTTTTAGATTCTTGTTCTACCTCTACGAACGCATCAGTCGCAAGGTTAGCTCCCTCAGCTATAGCGATAAGTCCGTCTTGGACTCCAGTCATTGGATTGTTTAGATCTGTTAATTGCTGTTCAAGCTTGGCTACCTCACCTGTATAGTCGCCTGACTCTTTAGCGGCTGACTGAGCCGCTTCAACAACTTTCCCGCCGAGAGCTTTTGCATAGACGAGCATCGTGTCGGTGTTCTCTAGTAGCTCCTTGTTCTGTTTGTCGATCGCTTCCCGGTTGTCGTCGTATGCGTCGGCTGTTTCGTCTAACGATCTCAGAATTTTTACGGCTTGATCTAAATCTATTTCATTTACTTTAAGTTTATGGCCGATAGCCATTGTGACTTTTCCTACTTTGCCACCAACCTTCATAAGCGAATCAGCAAAATCGTCGTTAGAACGGTTAGCTAATTTGCCTTGATTCGCTAGTTCCTGGAACCTATCGGAACCCGTAGAAACCGCATCGTTAACAGTCTCAGCTTTCACCCCTACTTTTTCGAAAGCGCCAGCAACTTTGTTCTCTAAAAGCTCTGCAAGAAGAACACTCTCCTCCATTACTTTCTCTGTCCCGCCTGCCACATCCGCCGCAGCTTCAGACAAACGCAAATACTCATCCGCTGCTAATTGAGCACGCTCCGCAACATTCTGTAATGGATCGCCTGCCGCTATTAACTGATCGTTTAATGCGGACTGGCGTTCTTCCGCCTCTTTGTTGCGGTCCCTGAACTTCAGGATTGCGAAGGTTATAAGCCCGATAGCTGCGATAGCTAAACCAATCGGCCCAAGAGCAGCGATCATACCGCCGGTCATCGCTCCGAACGCTGCGACTAACATACCTACAGCGACGATCACAGGACCAGCGGCTGCCGCCACGATACCAAGGCCGATAATAATTTTTTGTGTCGGCCCTGAAAGGCTCGCGAACTTCTCCGCCGCTGCACCAATAAACTCGGCGAGTTTCTGAACCATCGGCAACACGATTGGGATTACTTGCTGCCCTAACGTAATCATCGCGACTTTGAAATCTGAAATAGCTTGACTCATTTTGAAAGCGGTTGTTTCCGAGGTGACCTTGAACGCTGCGTCGGTCGCCCCGAGAGTGTTATTCATGCTCGCAAAAATTGCTTCTGTACCGGCGACGTTTTTACCCATAAGGTCCATAACACCCGAAAGGGCACGGACATTACCGAACACGGAAGCAGACGCAGCAGCGTTACCGTCGAACTCGTCAGCTAACGTCTTGAGCGTCGATAGGAGGCCTTTTTCTTTAAGCTGTTCCCTGAGACCCTCAGACGACAAACCCATCCCCGTTAGAGCTTCCTCGGCTTGCTTCGTCGGACGTAAAAGCGAAGCCATGATGCCACGGACTTGTGTAGCAGCTTCAGCAGCGTTCGTACCCGTACGAGACAAAGAAGCGAACGCCGCACCGACCTCATTGAAACTAACGCCCATAGCCGAAGCGATAGGCAAAACACGGCCCATAGAACCAGCAAGCTCTGAGGCTTCCAACTTACCTTCACGAACAGCCGAGACCATAACGTCGGTAGCGTTCGAAGCACTCAAATTCTCTTTGCCGTAAGCGTTCATAGCTGACGTAGCTAAATCAGCGATCGTGGCTGTATCGCCAAGCCCAACCGCAGCCGCTTTCGCTGAAGCTTCCAACACTCCAGCAGCGTCCGCCGCACCTATACCCGCCGACGTAATAAAGAACATAGCTTCGGCGAGTTCCTGCGGAGCACGAGCAGTTGTACCAGCTAAACCCATAACACTAGTCGTTAAGCTTTTGACCTCAGCTTCTGACTTGCCTACCAAACTTTGTATCTTCGTCATTGACGCTTCAAAGTCTGACGCCATTTTGAACGAGGCAATACCGAGGCCAACGATAGGGGCGGTAAGCCCCATCGTCATTTTTTTACCAGCTTTAGTAGCGCTAGCTCCGAACTTCGTGAAACCAGCAGAACTATTTTTCATCCGCTTATCGAAGTTGCCTAAAGAACCCTGCATCTTTTTAAGTTGCGGAGTCAGGTTATCTTTCGCACCAAACGTCGCGAATACTGAACCAATACTAGGCATCAGCGAGGCTTCGATCTGTTACGGGCTTGAGCTTGTTTCGATTCGCCGTTCTCCAACTTGTAAAGCGCAGCCCACTCCGTAAGTTCACTGGCTGGCATCCGGTCCAGCAACTCACTTACAGGCATAGACAACTCCCTAGCTAATTGGAAATAGAAACGACGTTCAGGGTCTACTCTTCCTCGGGAGTCGGCGAACCCGAGGAATCTTTTCCCGCATCACTCTCGCTGTCTGCGCCCATGCCAGAAATGGCTAGGCACGCATTAGCAAGAGAATCGACAACCGTGGCGTTTTTTTCTGCCATTAACCATTCAATATCTTCAGCAGTAAAAACTGGTTCAGCGGACTCAGGATCAAAGCAGCAAGCTTCGATCACGGTGCCCCACATTACTTCAACCCGATTGCCTCCCATGTCAACAGTTCCATCGCTGGAAACTTCAACATTAGAAGCGAATGCGGCTCTCTGGCGTGCACTCATAGACCGTAGCTCTATCACTATGTTATCCCATTCAGGGACTTCATAAAGTTCTATCGCTACATCTTGAGACGCACGAATTTTTTTTGCAAGACCGGACACTAGGCCACCCCATGCTTTCTATTGTTTAGTAAGTTCCTCTAGTGATTGTTCCGGTGCATTGTAAATCCACTGAAAAAGTCACTACGTCACCTACTGGAGAACTCTGTGAATAGTTGGTGAGAATAGCTTCACCGGTATATTTTATGTTTCCACTAGTTGAGCCTGCTGGGCCATAAATGAAGGTCCGTGAAGCTGGCTCGGTCCCGCCTTTGAGATAACCATCGACGGTTGCATCCCACAGTCCACTAAGTGAAACTGTTGCGGATTCAAGACCCACAATGAAAGATCTTGACGAGCTACCGAAAGCGGTAGTGTCGGCTGTCTCTGTTACCTCAGGAAAGTCCACTGAGTTTAGAACGTCCGAAAGATCTCGGGAAGTTCCACCAGTGTCATCAAGTGAGAAATTTACTGATTTACCATGTACGAAAGTTGGCATTTGATGGTCCTCCTAGAACCGTGCGAACGAAACCATGAAGGTTATCGCTCCGGATGTTCCTGCGGTTGAAGCCGTAGCCCGCAGATATCGGTTAACTGTTGCTGCCGTCGTATTTAATTGCGAGGTAACGGTCGTTGCTGCGACTGCTGTAAACGTAATTAAATCGGCCCACGTACTATTATCTGCGGAGTGTTGAACCTTAATGGTCGTTGCGCCACCAGCTACAGAATTGACGGGCACATGAAGCGCCGCCATTCCACCGTTAGCGGTCGATGCTGCATTGTCCACAGCAGTCAAGGCACCAACCGCACCGAAAGCGATTGAACCGCCCGTGGTAAGTTGAACCCCTGTTTGTGCTGCGTAGGTCATATTTGATTCGGCGTTTGTTGACGCCTGGAAATCTGCGGTTAGTGAAACGATATCGCCGACAGGTGAAGAGATGTTGTAACTAACTTCGTCGGATTGCATGATGATGCAACGATTGCCGATTGTGCCGCCTTGCATCGCGACAGTAGTTGTGGTGTTCGTTGTTGAAGCTAAAAGACTTTCAAGAACTACATCAGATCCTGAAGTGGCATCAGCAGACCACATACCACTTAGCCCCATTGTTGCCGATTGTAAACCAACGATAAATGAGCGACTGCTAGAACCGAATCCTGTGGAGTCGGCTGTTTCCTGTGCAAATGCGGTTTCGACAGATGTTAAGTATTCTGACATGTCGAACTGATTGATATAGACGGCTGTTCCTTTACCATGAACAAATGCTGGCATTAGCCCTCCTCAGATTTGGACGGAGCGGCTTTACCGCTTGATGCGGCTTCAAGAATTCCGGCGTCAATCATCCACTCGATTTTTTTTGTTGGTGCTTCTACGGTTTCGCCTGGCTCGTAACGTTGCCCTGCTATCTCAACGCCTGATACTCCGTCTTCTCCGCCGGTCACTGTATATTTCGGCACACTTGCCTCCTACTAGGGAACGGCACGGCCAAAGAACCGGCCACGAGGACACTGGCTCACGAGGAGCACTGCAAAGAATGTTAGTCGGGGTTGAGGGTCTGCGTCTGTAGTGGAAAAAAGAATTTGAAAGTTTTTTGCTGTTTCTTGAGCAACCTACTTGTTTACGTGTATAGAATGAACACATGACACAAACACACACCGCAACCGAAATCACCAACGGCTTCTACATTCGCAACAACACCATCGAAACTATTACGCAAGGTAGCTGGATAATACTTAACGAAGCAGGTAACGCTTACTGCGGAGACGAAGGATCGTCTAAGTCGGAAATTGTGTGGGTTGCAAAAGACAAACAAAATTCGGAAACATTAGCCGATCTCCTTTGTGATTGGAACGACTGCATGATTGCAAAGGCGTTCACCAAGATTTACACCTCAACAGAGGAGGCCCAAGCTGCACTCTAAAACTTCGGGGTGAGTAGGACTCGGAAGGGTCGGCGTGCAACTCGCCACACTCCACTACACCAAACAAACCAAGAGGAAACCAAATGACATCAATCGCAACAATCCAAGCCCGAGATCTACGAGCAGGAGACCTAGTTCGCTACACAGGCCACCTCGATAA